CTTTTTCCCAAACCAGTCGAACCCCAAATGACTGTAGTTGTACGTTGCATGCAAGTCGGCGCCATATAGTCGCTTGCGATTCTTCGGAGGGCAGAGTAAGAGTGAACGAACACATGAGGTGGTATGTCTTCAGATTCAAGATTTCCAGCTTTAGCAGCATTCCTAACAAGTTCCCAGTTTGCCTTAATACTTCCATCAAAAGGTTTTTCTCCAATTTCAAACTGGCTTCCTTCAATTCTAGTATCTTCTTTCCAGACATACTCGATGTATGCTTTTGAGTCAGTGGGCTCGAGATCGAAGGAGGAAAATCCGAAAGCTCGGTAAATTTGTTGACGACTGACTTTCTTCTTGGAATACCCGTAGACTTGCCAGTGAATATATCCTGTACGCTCGCCCTCCTCTTTTTGCCCTTTGGTGTAATCGAAGATTCCATAAAGACCGGGGACGTAAGGGGAGTTTGCGGGAATAGTATAGGCCCAGTATCTTGCTTGTCGGCGGCCGGAAGAGTTTCTAGTTCGGACCAGTGAGGTTCTTGAGCGTCGTGAGGAACTTGAGGTAGAGCCGGCTTCATCATCAATAAATTGCATGTAAATCGACTCACACATCGACTTCTTTTATATTCCATGTGGCTTAGACATCGACTGTGACAGGTCACGGTGAGTCGATTGGGGGGCTGTCTTTTTGCGGGCCGTATCGGAGATTAAATTTTATTTACCCGCCCGAAAAAAGATGTAGGTCAGGATCGAACCTAGGTCTGATCCATGAGCCAGGTCTCCAGTAAGTAATAATGACGGCTTGGATCAAGATCCAATCCGTGGTGCTTACTGGAGACTAGTCACTAGGGAGCGGGTTTGGGTCTGCATCGAAGGCACATCCTATCGGATTTAGGAGTAACCCTCACCCTAACTCTCGTAGCTGCTAACACATAGAAGGGAACACCCTTACCCTAACCCTTACCCTAACGCCCATACCCTAACTCTCGTAGGGTGATGGCCCTAAGGCTAACGTCGTAGGGTTTTTTATGGTCGAATGGTCTGTTGGTAAGACATCTGCGACTCATCAATTGACATCGAGTTCAACGCTCGTATGTTACATTAATTTTTATTTTTTTTTATTTAAGGAATACTCGCTAAGTTTTTAGTTGTGTTTTGTTGATATTGATCAACATCATTAACAAAGTATTCTTTAGCAGTAGCGGAATCTGGGATAATACCATGATCTCCAGCACCAGTTGGATTTTGAACATGTCCTGGGTACCATCTCATTGAGTTAATACGATCATTCTTTACAGCTCTAAAACAAAACTTTTGTTGTACAAAGGCACCATATTTTGTTTGTCCAGGTGTAACTTCAGCACGAGCACCAGATAAATCATCTTTAATACACGTAAGTCCTCCATAAGTAATAATAAAAGGTACTATAGTATGACCACCGATATATTGAGAATTACTATCAATTTCTTCAAAGACAGCTCGTTCATATGTTTTATGGATTTCAAATTTAGTTGAATAATATCTTTGATCTCCAGGTTGAAGAATAACAGTTTCTGCTTTTAATACTCTAAACCACCGTTTAAAACCAGGACATTGTAAAGGGTCCATTCCATAATCACTGATTAAAGGTTGTCCAGCAATAGCTGTTGTTTGATTAGTATAGGCAGCTGGAATTGGAGCAGATTGTCCTAAAGACATTTTACTTAATAAATCAGTCCAAACTTCAGAAACAGATTGTCCAGTTGTTTTTTTATATTGGAACCAATAAATTTTAACTTTCATTGGAATCAAAGAAAGCGACATCAAATGTAATTTTTCAGTATAATACTCTAAATGAAACTTATCTTGTTGCTTAGCAGTTTCACTATCGAAATAAAGACTAGGTACAGAATCTGCATTAACAAATGGATTCAACAAAATTGGATCAACAGCCCAATTATCATTATCTAACCGATTCGCAGAAGTAGTTCCAACTATTTGTTTACGAGTCAACACACGCTTAGTTTCATCTGTATTTTGTTTACCTTCATCTGTTCCATTATTAACAAAATCCCAAGTATTTTCATACCAATATCTACCCATTATCTTGCGGTCATATTTTTTCTTTCGTACAATAACCAATCCAGTCTTATAAGACATATCATTATGCTGGGAAATTTGTTGACTTGCTTCTCGAATTTTATTACCAGTCCATCGTCTACGTTTACCAGTATATTTTGGTTTTCCACGGCGATGTTTATAATTGGGTTTATGCTTTTTACGCGAATGAAAAGTGACTTTACGTTTTAATACATACTTTCCATTTGAGTGTTTCCGCTTATTACTAATAGGTGGCATCTTTGGGTAAGTTTTACTCAACCTCTTAGCCAATTTATAGCCAGCGATAGCACCCCTAGTACCACCGTTAATATATCCAAGTACAGCTCCACTATAGCCACCCAAACTCTCATACATTTAAAGAAGTAAAATTTTTATTCTAGATTTTCAATATTTGGAGTAACAGGTAAGTCCCAATCAAAAACAAAAGAATCAGCATGAATAATATTTGGACTTTCTTCAGAAACAAAATCAGTAACTCCAAGACGACGAAGCAAAGCTTCGTAAGTACTACGGTCAATAGCAGGGTACCAGTCACGAGGATGCAAATTTGAAGTTATCCAAATCTTTTGAGCTACTAAGGTTTTAGCTGAACCTTTAACTTCCACAATGACCGGATATCGATCAAGCCATCGTAAGATGTGACCGATGTCAATTCCTCCTCGAAATTCATCGATAATAACATTGAGTTGATTTTGGTAGCCGCACCAGAACTTTGAGTTTGGATCTTTAGGATAAGCACCCCAACCGGCTTCTGCCCAAGCGTAACGACTTTTTCCCAAACCAGTCGAACCCCAAATGACTGTAGTTGTACGTTGCATGCAAGTCGGCGCCATATAGTCGCTTGCGATTCTTCGGAGGGCAGAGTAAGAGTGAACGAACACATGAGGTG